CTATCATCAAAGAATTAGCAAAAGACAATCAGACCTACGTCACAAGAGGAAGTACGTACGACAATAGAGATAACTTGGCAAAACCGTTCCTTGATGCTATCATTAAAAAGTATGAAGGCACGCGCCTTGGTCGTCAGGAACTATTTGCCGAGATACTCGATGACAATCCAGGTGCGCTGTGGAACAGCTATCAATTAGATGAGCTAAGGTGCGCTGCGCCACCTGAGATATCAAGAATTGTTGTAGGCGTTGACCCTGCTGTATCCAATAATGAATCGAGCGATGAAACAGGAATCATCGTAGCAGGTCTCGGCGAAGATGAGCACGGTTACATTCTTGAAGACCTGAGCGGAAAGTATAACCCGAATGAATGGGCAAATAAGGCGGTATATGCCTATCATAAATGGAACGCCGATAAGTTAGTCGTCGAGGTAAACCAAGGCGGTGACCTTGTCGAAGCAAATATACGTACCATTGATAGGAATATCCCGATAAAGAAGATACATGCTAGCAAAGGCAAATACATTCGTGCCGAGCCTATAAGTTCACTGTATGAACAAAAGCGGGTTAAACACGTCGGTTCATTTGCTGAGTTAGAATCGCAAATGTGTGACTTTACGCCAGGTTCCGGCAAATCCCCGGATAGAATGGATGCTATGGTATACGCATTAACAGAACTAATGATTAAAAACGTGGAGTGGATATTCTCATGAGTATATTAGATATTTTCAAACGCAAACCTCAAACAGGCACGTTTGCCTTTCAAGAGCTTATACCTGGTATACGCTCGAATCCACCAACGCGTGGTACCCGTGAATTCTTGCAGCTGTGGAGCACGTCACCGTGGATTCGTGCGGTGGTATCTAAAATCTCTTACGCTGTGTCCGTGACCGAGTGGGAGGCTTACCAAAAGAAAGGCAAAAAATATACTCAACTTGAGGACCATCCAATCCTTGACTTTCTTGCGCGTGGTGGCGGACGTGAATCTTATACGCTTGATGGCCGCAGCTGCATGGAACTTACACAAAAACATCTTGAACTAACAGGCGAAGCATTCTGGGTTCTTGAGCGGAACGGTGTAGGGATGCCTATTGGCTTCGTTCCTTTGGCACCTCATTGGGTAACTGATATAGCGAAGCCACATAATCCTCGGTATCAAGTTCAAATCCAAAATGGATGGAACGGTGACATACCAATGGAAGATGTGGTGTATTTCCGTGATGTTGACCCACTTAACCCATACGAACGTGGCGTGTCTATCGCTTCAGCACTTGCTGATGAATTAAACACCGATGAATTTGCATCTAAACATATCTCAAGCTTCTTGGCAAACCGTGCACGACCAGATATCATCATATCGGGCTCAAAGGAAGCGCCTATACCCAAAGATGGTATCGAGCGGCTCGAATCTTCGTGGGCAAATAAATTCAAAGGCCCATTGGCGCAAGGCAAGCCATTCATTTCATCAGGTCCATTGTCTGTAACGACATTGACTCAAGACTTTAGCCAATTGCAACTATCTGAATTGCGCAAGATGGAACGAGATATCATTGTTTCGGTCTTTGGCGTCCCGCCTGAGAAGATTGGTATCCTCATTTCGAGTAACAAGGCTAGCATAGATTCTGCTGAGGAGTTCTTCCGTAAAGATTTAGTCATACCAAAGTCCACGCGGATTCGTGACACAATCAACAACCAAGTATCTCCGATGTTTGATGAGAAGTTATTTCTCGACTTTGAATCGCCATTAGAGGAAGACCGTCAATACCAACTGCAGGTAATGACCACTGCTCCATATATGTTCACACAAAGACAATGGCAAGAAGCTGCAGGCTTCGATGTTCCTGAAGATAATTCCATGGACGTGTATATGGTACCGTTCAGCCTTATGCCTATGTCTAAGCTGCAGCCTGCTGCCAAGCAAGTCGATGCTCCAGCAAAGGCTCTTAAGTACTTGAGAAAAGATATTCGGCAAGAAGATATCGATGGAATATCTGATGCTTTAAATCAACCTGAAGTGATGACGAACATATCTAAGCTAGTAGAAAACGCTCGTAAAGACCTTGTTACTGCACTCGGTCAGAATGCCATCAATGATATAGAAGCAGGACTCAACTTCGAGTTAAACTCTCGAGTATCAGATTTTATATCTGCAACCACGGGCGAAAAGATAACTATGATTAATGATGTCACGCGCCAAAGAGTAAAGGCTTCATTAGAACAGGTTATGCAAGACGGCTTCACGCAAGAATCTGCTGTGAACAAGATAAACGATATATTTGAGAATGAGGCAAGAGCCCGTCTTATAGCTCAAACAGAATCCACTCAGTTATCTGGATTCGCCGCTGATGAAGCATTTAAGCAGGCTAATGTGGAAAAAAGCCAATGGTTAACCACACGTGATGGTGCCGAAAGAGAATCACATGCATTTATGGATGGGCAAGTAACTCTTGTTGGCGAGGACTTTAAGTCAGGCGCTGGCAATACAGCGCAGTATCCTGGTGCCTTTGGTGTAGCTGCTGAGGATATAAACTGCCGCTGTGCTGTGGTCGCTTACTTTGATGGCGTCGAGCGTTCTAAGGAAGCTTTAGACCTTATGTGGCTAAAGAAAGACCGTGAAAGGCAGATTGCTGAAAATAACTATTTTACAGTTCAAACAAAAGTGTTTAATATACAAAAAGAAGCAGTATTAGGTGCCTTGAAAAGAGCTTTAGATGCATAAATTCTTACACCTGCATGATTTACGTCAGAAAAAAGAGCATCCTGAAAAGCCTGCTCTGATTAAAACGTTCACCGATGTAGAAAAAATCATTTCAAAAGATGCTCGCACAATTGACTTTGTTATATCAACTGCATCAATTGACCGTGATACGGATATCATCGACCCTAAAGGCTGGATGCTCGATAATTATCTCAAAAATCCTATTGTTCTTTGGGCCCACGATTCTAGCCTTCCTCCAATTGGTAAGTCTCTGCGTACCGTAGTGGAAGGCGGCAAGCTTATATCTACATGTAAGTTTGCGCCAAAAGAAATATCTGAATTCGCCGATATGATATTCCAAATGTACCTTGAAGGCTACATGAATGCCGTATCTGTTGGCTTCCGCGCTCTTGAGTATACCTATTCTGAAGAAGATTCACGGCCATGGGGCATGAACTTCATTCGCCAGGAACTCATGGAATATAGCTGCGTACCTGTACCTTCCAATCCTGATGCCCTTGTGGACGCCAAGAATGCCGGTATAGACACTGGATTGCTAAAAACATGGGCAAAGCATGTTCTTGAAGAAAATGATTTACTTTTACCAAGAAGCGTGATAGATGAACTAAAGGGACACCTTATGAAAACAAAAATTAAACAACCGTTAGTCGAAGAGCAACTAACACAACCTGTTGTTGAAGATGCTCCCGAGGAAGTAGTACAACCCACTGAACCTGTAGAAACTCCTGCTCCTGTAGAAGTTCCTGCTGATGCAGAAAAAGAAGACCTAAAAGCTCAACTGGCAGCTCTGACCAAACAAAACGCAGAGCTAAAAGCAAAGCTTGAAGAAGACGAAGAAATTGAGTTTGACGGTACTGAAAAAGAATTGGTAGATGCAATTCAAAAACTCGTCGCCGAACAAGTAAATAAAGTAACTGGCCAGTTGAATTAAAGGAGATATTACAGTGGCAAAATTTACAATCGACAGTTTGAAAGGTTTAGTAACTGACGCAGTTAATTCTGCCGTTACTCCTCTCAAAGAACAACAAACCAACTGGGCGAAAACGTTAACCGTTCCCGCAACAGTCAAAGCGCCTGAAGCTAAAGGCACTCAGTTTGCTCGTCTTGTTATTTCTTTGGCATCGTCTAAAGGTAACATGCAAGAAGCAGCTCGCTTTGCCCACGAAAAGTGGAAAGATGATGTAATCAGCAAAGCGCTGACTGCAAGCATCGGTAACGCTGGCGGTTTTACTGTTCCTGAGTATCTGTCCAGTGAAATTATCGAACTGCTGCGTCCTGCATCGGTCGTGCGTAGTTTGAATCCAATTGTTCTGCCAATGCCCGGCGGGCGCTTGACCATGCCTGGTGCTGCTAGCGGTTCTACGGCATCTTACATCAGCGAAGGTGTAAACATCACCAAGACCGAGCCAACGTTCCGTCAAATCTCGATGACTGCACGTAAACTTGCTGCGCTTGTTCCAATCTCGAATGACCTAATTCGCTACGGTGGTTCGAACATTGAGCAATTTGTTCGCGATGACTTGATTGCTGCTCTCGCACAACGTCAAGATTTAGCGTTCATCCGCGGTGACGGTACCGGTAACACTCCAAAAGGTTTCCGTTTCATTGCTCAAGCAGCAAGCATCATTTCTGCTAACGCAACGGTGAACTTGACAAACGTAACGACTGACCTTGGTAAGTTGGAACTGGTACTGCTGAACAACAACATCAAAATGATGCGTCCAGGCTGGATTACCTCGCCTCGCGTTGCAATGTATCTGATGAACGTTCGCGATGGTAACGGCAACTATGGCTTCCCAGAAATGCAGCAAGGCATGCTGCGCGGTAAACCACTTCGCACCACGACACAAGTTCCTATCAACCTTGGTTCAGGTAGTGATTCGGAACTGTACCTTGCGGACTTTGCGAACGTGGTCATCGGTGATTCCGAAGGAATTACTCTTGACGTCTCGAGTGAAGCAGCTTACTTCGACGGTTCGAACGTAGTATCACCGTTCAGCCGCGATGAAACTGTCATCCGTGCAATTCAACAACACGACATCGAAATTCGCCAGGACTTCGCTGTTGCCGTTCTTACTGGCGTAACTTGGGCATAAGGATATTTAAACATGACTTTCTCTCTTGGACGCGACCTTAGCTCTGTTATTCAACATGTCGCCCACATTGCAAATACTGCATTGACTGCGGGTGGTGGTGGTGATAACACAGCTATCAACGGTACAACGATTCAGCTATCAACGTTGTTTCCAAACAATCAACGTGCAGAATCAGTTGCGCTGCTTCTTGGTGGTAAAGCAACTGTTGCTTCTTCTCAGACCTTGCGTGTAACAGTTACGCTGCAGGAGTCTGTTGACGGTACTACCTGGACCAACCTTGTAACTGGTACCGCAACTGTTGGTCCGGTAACTGTTGTGAACGGTGTAACAACTGCAGCTGATTGGCAATATGAATTCGGTTGGGACCTGACCAAAGTAACTCAGGACCGTCTGCGTTTCGTGGTAACTCCTGACCTTTCTGCTTCAGGCACAGATACTGCTAACGTGTTCGGCGTGGTTGTATTCGGGGGGCTAAGTGCAAGACGATGATAAAATTAACATTCATAAAGCCCTATTCTTGCTACAACGTTGGAGAAGTTGCTTCTTTTCCTCAAGATGTAGCGCAAAAGCTTATTGACCAGACTTTTGCTAGAGAAGATGTGGTAGTTGAAGAGGTACTTTCTGTTGGGGAACTGCCTCAGGAAGAAGAAATTCTCCCTGAGGAACTTCCGGCTGTCAGTAAAAAAGGCAAGAAATAGTTTAATTGGGGGCATAAAATGCCAGTATCAGATACCACTAGGGTTCTAGTTGCCGAAAATAGTGGCGTTGAAAGCGTCCCTTTAAAAGAAATTACGGACCTCTCTTTTATCAACACCACCGGTTCAAGAAAAACCGGTGGTGCGCTATTGTTTAACACTTTAGGCGATAGCATATCTGCATTTCCTATTGCTGCAGGTAAGTGGGATGCTGGTATACAAAACTGGGCCCCAAATACGTTCGTTGGTCCACGCTCAATCCGTAAGAATGGCAACTTCTATTTCTTTACTACTGCTGGTGGCACGACTGGTTCAACTGGCCCATCAAGAACAAACTTAGCTACTCCTGATGGAACTGTTACATGGATTAATAGGAACGCTATAACTGCTATTCCTCAGACATTCTATGGTTTCTGGTTAGAAATATTTAGCAGAGGCCGTCTTAACTTTAACATGGACAGCGGCTTTAACGGCCCGCAAGATGGCCTTAATCAAATCATTGTAGTTAACGGTGGCTCTGGTTACACAAACCCATCTTTATCTAATGCTGATGGTATTGAAGTAAAGTTTAACGTTGTAAACGGCGTCATAAAATCAGTTGATGTTCTATCTGGTAGTGCTATTGCTAACGTATTAGCGCCACCACTATTGTCTGACCCAACTGGAACTGGTGCAAAGCTTAACTTCTGCATGATAAACTCTGGCACTTTCGGAGTATCAGGTGCCCGTACAATAGATATTGCAGAAAGAGCCCCATTGGCTGCTGCAAGCAATAATGACATCATTACGGTAATGATGTCTACAAACGATATTGCTAACAACGTCACCTACGCGAATATCATATCTAACATAAAAACTACTTATGATACTCTTTTAAAAGCTGGTAAAAAAGTTGTTGCTATTACCACTCTTGTAAGAACAGGCACAACTGCTCAGAAAAGATTACTCAATAGAGTAAACAACTTCATTAGAGCCTATGTGAGAGGTGAATCCTGGGCAAATACTTTTGGATACGCTAACATAGTTCTTGCTGACCCAACTGTATACATGACAGATGGTGCAACCGACGGTGACCCAATTGGTGGTTCTGCAGGTCTGTCTGGTGCAATGACCTATGATGGATTACACCCGTCAACAAGAGGCGCTTTCTATATTGGCTATACAATCTGGGAAGCAGTTAAACATTGGTGCGGTAACCCTGCGCCTGTTCATCAAGGCACAATGTCTGCATTTGATGCTTATGATTCTGTGGAATTCCCTGAAGGTAACCTGCTTGAAGGTTACCCTTGGCTTGCATCTACTGCATATAAAGTTGGTGACCTTGTAAGAAACGACTCAGGCCCAGCCAAAGTATATTATTGCATTGGTGCAGGAACAAGCGCTGGTGCTGGTGGCCCAACTGGCACAGCTTCTTCTATAACGGACGGTACTGTAACTTGGGCATACGCACATAGCGCTCTTATGAGTGTATTTAGAAGTGGCACTGGTGGTGTTATTAACCCTGCAGCCGGTGTCACTATAACAGGTAACCTTGCTAACGGTTACTTCATGCAGAGAAACACGGGCACTGCCTCTGGTTCTTTGACTGCAACCATTGAATCACCTTGGTCCAATGGCCAGCCTGGTCAAAGGCAAGTTCTTCAATTCTCATTAGGCTCTGGTGGTACAACTGAAGATTGGTTGTTCCAAATACTTGGCCTCAATTATGAAAGATACGGGATTCTCCCAAGTGACTTAGGGGTAACACGATTCGAACTAGAAATAGACCTGGAAGTATCTGGGCTTCTTAAACTTAATAAACTTCAACCTATTATTCAAAGTGATTATGCAGCCAGCCCTCCTAACGATTTTGCTATAGCTCAAGTAGGAACGTTAGGAAACGGCAACGTTGTTAACGGTATATGGCCTGCATCTACAGGTGAGATGGTCGCTTATCCTAATGGTGGAGCAATGACACTTAAGACTAAGCCTTGCGTTCTTCCATACGACTTAGGTTCTTTAGCTCTTTGGATGATTATAGGATTTGAAGCAAGCGGTGGAGCAGGCTCCGCAACAGCAACTATTAAGATAAACAAAGTGGCATTTAGAAAGGTTCCGTAACTATGCCAATAGTTACTGTCAACACTAGTTCTAATGCACCGTTAACCACGATAGCAAGAGTAAAATCATTTCTTGGTATAACAAGTACGGCTGAAGACTCTTTTCTTACAGATTTGATTGCAATAGCCACAAATACTATACAGAATTACGTCGGGCGTACTTTTTCATTAGAAACTATCACAGAGAATCTTCCTGGCACAGGAACTGCTAAACTTGTGCTTTCTAAGTACCCTATTGTCTCTATCACTTCTATCACAGATGAAACAGGCCTCATAGATGCCTCTGGGTACGAAATTTCTGACAAAATGGCAGGAACTGTATATAGAAAAGACGGAATTTTCTTTTTTAAAGGCCAAGTAACTGGTTTATTAGGCTTCAATAACGAAAAAGAAGCAGCAAATAATATAACTGCTGTATACCAAGCTGGCTATTCATCTGTACCACTTGATGTAGAAATGGCTGCTATAAGCTATGTTCGCAGCATGTATCTTGGTCGTTCTAGAGATAATACCGTATCTTCTGAATCCGTATCCGGTGTATACTCAGTCACGTATGGAAGTAATGCATTATCTGCTGATGTTGTTTCAACATTAGGGAGATATATGAATTATGCTGTCTAGGATTGATGCTATAATATCTAAAGTCGGTGAAGATGCTATCTTTAAAAAAGCAGTAGCTACTTATACGCCATCTACAAGAAGTAATTCAAGCAGTTTCACTAACTATCCTGTGAAAGCATTTGTCTATAGCAGCTCGCCTAATAAGCTTGCAGGTCTTAGTGACCAAAATACTCGTTACGTTGCAATATCTGCTCTCGACCTTACTTTTACACCTGTAGTAAATCAGGATAAACTTGTATTAGATTCCGTAGAATATGTTATATTGTCATCGGATAAAAGAAAAATAGGCAATGCATCGGCAATGTTCATTCTAGGTATATCTTCAAATGGGGAATAGCACACAATTCTCAGCCGAAATAGATGAAGCCATTAAAAAAGAATGGGTTGCTAAATTTGTTCAATTTCATAGAACAATTTCTATTGAAGCTTATAAGGCTATACAAACTGATTCTCGTTCTGTCGGTATCCAATATGGTTCACCAGTTATGACTGGCCGTTATTCTGGAAGCCACACAATCGCGATAAATTCTACAGACACCTCAGTTCTACCACCAGCGCCACAGCATAATCTTAATTCAAAGTCTCCACCTTCAGCGCGTTTAATAAATGCGAAGCCATTGTCTCAAGTTTCCGCTATACTTCAAAAGCTAAAAGCTTTTGACTTTGTTACTATTGCAAACAGTTTGTTTTATGCAAGAGACCTTGAACTTGGTGGAAGTAAACTAAAAGCTCCTAACGGTATCTATGAAGTGACAGTAAAGTTCATAGAGGAGAAGTTTGCTAATGCCAAACTTTGAAGCTGTCGCTGTTAGCATAGAGACTAAGTTAAGAGCTGATTGGTCAACAACGCCTCTTATTGCGCAAAATGTGGCTTATAAACCTATTCCAGGTACAGCATTTGTTTACTATGAGATTCTTTCCAACTTAGCTTTCTTTGCAAGCATTGGTAATCCAGGCGGAAACTACCATAGAAATGTGGGTCAAATACTTCTACACGTCTTTGTCCCTGTAAATAGCGGAGATGGTCTTGCATTAACTTACGCAAGACAGCTAGGAACTGTTTTCAAAGGGAAATATCTTGATAATATAAACTTCGGGGCGGCTTCAATTGGAGCAGGCGAGACTGCAGACGACAAAGGAAATTTCTGGCGGAGGACGGTATCCATCGACTTTCGTTTCGACGAATTAGCTTAGGAGAAATAAAATGGCTGATAGTTCACAAGTACAAGTATCTTATTTGCTTGAAACGAGTCTTGGAGTAATTCCCAACTCGGCGTTCCAAGCATTGCGCCTAACAGGCGGTTCAAATTTCGGCCAAACGACAAGTACTGTTCGTTCTGCTGAAATTCGTGGAGACGCTCAAAAGGCTGGCACGTTCCGTACGGACGTTGCTGCTAGTCCAACGCTTAATGTTGAGTTAAGTCCAGGTACATTTGACGATTTTGTTCAAGCGTTACTACGTGGTACATGGAGTACACCTGTTAACTTGGCAGGCACTGATATATCTGCCACAGCGTCAGGCTTTGCGGCATCAACTACTAACTTAACCACAAACGTTACTGTTGGTCAATGGGTATATGTTGGTGGTTTTGCTAACACAGCAATTAATAACTGGTATAAAGTTACCGCTGTAACTTCTACAACCATGACTACTACACCTGTTCCTCCAGCAACGGCTGCAGCGGGTGCTGCTGTTACTATAAGAGGCTCTAACGTAAGAAACAGCAATACTGAACGTAGTTTCGCTTTGCAAAAGCGCCACTTAGACTTGACTAATAAGTATCTTCTTTTAAGAGGCAACCGCATTGGCAGCGGCTCGTTCACAATCCAGCCTGGGCAGTTGATAACTGGTTCATTTTCAACTGAAGCACTAAATGCTGTAACAGCTACGTCCGGTGCGGGTAACGGCTCTGTAACGGCTGTTGGTGCAACTCAAGTTCTTAATGCAGTTGATAACGTCTTCCGCATCATGATTGGTGGTACGGAGGTCACCAGCTTGTTTGTCACACAGATTCAGTTCAACGTGAATATGAATCCGCGTAGACAGAACGCTATTGGTACTCTTGGTGCACGTGGTATTGGTATGGGTGCGGCCGAAGTAACTGGTTCTATTGAGATGTTCTTGGATGATAACTCATGGGCGCAACTTTCTAACTATAACAACTTCACTAAGCAAAGCTTGGCTTTTGCAGTAAGCGTCAACGGCGCAGGTTATGTGATTGAGTTCCCAAACATTGTGTTCACCAAT